TTGAGGAAATATTGATAAGTGATTTTTTCTCTCTTCTCAATATGGTATCTTAACCTTAAAAAGGTAATAAACTGTACTCAAAATCATATTTCACTTTCATTCTTTCATAATGGCATCTATTGGATATCACCCTGAGCGTTCTATTGTCAATGAGGACAGTTTCGCAGATTTCATTCGTTCTCCTATTACTGGTGACCTTTTAGAAATACCTGGAATTGGACCTGTCGCACAAGCTCAACTTAGAAAAAATCATGGAATTACAACAACATATCAGCTTTTAGGTAAATATCTTTCATTTAAAGATGAGACAACAGGTTGTATCGAACACACAGACCGATTTTATCACTGGCTTTGCACTACTGGTGTACAGAATATCAGACGCGCTGGGGTCGTCCGATGTATTGCATCAAAGGCATCTACTATGTTCCCAGGTATTTATGACGATGACGATTACAATGAGGAAGTAGGACATCGAGATAACGAAGACGACTTTTAGACCAAATACTGTACATAATAATTGTTTGTTTGTTTGTTTATAATTTTAATCTTTAACCAAAGTGTCTTCGAGACAACTCTTTTTTTGTTTTCCAAAATTCGGTATAGCATCCACTTAATGCAGATGAGTTCTCTAATCCTCTGCGTACCAAATAAGGAAACAGTTCCTCTTCGGGTCCGTATGGAATAAATAGAGACACATTAAATTCCGACAAATTAAACGTTATATCCCGTCTCATACCGTACATCTGTGCAATACGAATATTGGCCGCATTTCTCTGAATGTCTCGTTTATCTATTTCTCCAATCAAATGTTTTATACTATTTTCATTATGGGTTGCCACCAAAAATCCCATATGAGACATATTATTTATGCATTTCGTTATTCCCATATTGTAAGAATCATCCGTTTCTTCTTTTGTCTCAAATAAAAATGACCGATTACCTTCGTTTTCTTCATCTTGCATATATGCACCACGAACTAATTTCAATCCAGCCATATAACTATGTATTTCACTATCTTCAATCAAATCATCCAACTGTTTTTGAGAATCTTTCCGATAAAATTGTATTGTACTGTATATTCTAGGTACTGTACAACCCTTATTATAACCTCTCATCAATCTAATTACTTGATTCTGTATTTCACTTTGAATCCCAATTGTCTCGGCATCGAAAAACAATGGAACCTTTTTATGTACTGCATATTCAGTAACTTCTTCTAATCTTTTCAAGTCTCTCGACCAATCTTCTTGGTCGTTTTGAGACAACAATCCTCCTAGTTGTTTCCTTTTTAATCTTTCATACGAAATAATAGATGTTGCTTTGCAAATTGCGTCACCACGACCCTGTACAAAATCTATCAATTCCATCATATTGTCTTTCGATTTATCCAATTCTTCATTATTTGTACTATATTCAACACCGAAACTCAACAAAGGCGTTATTTGTTCTTTTTGTAATTCATCTAACATTGGTATCATTGTGCTTAAATCTTCTCCTCCACAGAATTGGTTGAACATCATTGTCTGCATCTTAGGATAAATATAAGGCGGTTTAAAGTGCATAAATTTGTTCACACATTCACTCGCCAAAACTGAATTATGGGATAGTACAGTACCCAACCCATAAAGGAACTTTTGACGGACTAACTCATTTGAAGTAAGCAATCGATAGGCGCGTTTCGTATTCTGGAAATTACCAACAATTCGGGATAAAGGCATACAATTATGCTATGTAGTTCGAAAAAAATCCAGATGAGGAAATATTGATAAGTGATTTTTGTACAGTATAAGAACACATATATTGTACACATATACGACTACCATAACGAGACAAAATGGCAAGAACCAAACAAACTGCAAGGAAATCATTAGGAGGACTAGTCCCTATAAAGATGATGAAGCAATTGGCCACATTAGCATCTAGGAAATCTGCCCCTGCCACAGGAGGAGTAAAACGACCAAAACGATATCGTCCTGGTACAGTTGCGTTGAGGGAAATCCGTAAGTACCAGAAAGGTACTGAATTATTGATTCGAAAGTTACCTTTTCAGAGACTTGTAAAAGAAATCTCTCAAGACTACAAAACCGACCTGAAATTTCAATCGGCAGCTATTTTAGCTTTACAGGAAGCATCAGAGGCGTATTTAGTAGGACTATTTGAAGACACCAATATGTGTGCTATACACGCGAAGCGTGTGACAATCATGCCAAAAGATATACATTTGGCCAGACGAATTCGAGGCGAAAAAAGATATTAGTAATAGAATAATTTCACCATATACTGTACATAATTTTAACAAATTTAACAAATTTAACAAATTTAACAAAACCCTTTTTTTTGTATCTCTCGTTGTCTCAAACAATCGTATACTGTACAAAAGTATCATGAAGAAATCTTTATTATACGAGGAAATATATTCGAATAGTTCTTCTTTTGATGAATTACCGAAAAAACTATTATGTCCGAGAACTCACGAGAGAAATCCACGCACTAGACGTTGTAATAAAAAATGTAAAAACGGATTCCATAGAAATTCAAAATTCGAATGTAGAAAAAAAAAGAGTAATCATACAGCAACACCCATTTTAGGAGACATATATCCGAAGAGTTCCTATGAACAATATAAGAAAATATGTCTCAATACTCACGAAAGAAATCCATATACTAAGCGATGCAACAAGAAGTGCAAAAAAGGTTATATCAGAAATGATAAATTCAAATGTCGTTCTCTCAAGAAACGGGAATAAACATAATATACTGTACAAAATATATTATGTTTTCGGACAAAGACTATAGTTATTATGATGGAATACCAAAAACGTTTCGTAACATTCGAGACAAAGAGTTTGCGGAGTGGGAAATTCCTCCTTGGGAATTACTAATCAACAAACAGAAAATACTAGGTGAAGGCGAATTCGGTACAGTTTATTCCGCTGATTGGCGGAAAACAGAAGTAGCTGCAAAGGTTATAAACAATAATATTCCTGAACATAAAAAATCACTTTTCATCCGTGAATTTGATGCTATGACAAAAGTCCACCATCCTAATATTGTACAGTTATTGGGATATGTCAATGAACCTTTTATTATTGTAATGGAATATTTACCAGAAGGCAATCTTCTTTCTTACTGGAAAAAGAACAGACTTACTGTATCCGATAAAGTAAACATTATGAAAGATATACTCAAAGGACTCGCATATATGCATAACCGCAGACCGAATTATATCATACATCGAGACATCAAACCGCAGAATATTCTCATAACACCATCAGGTAGAGCAAAAATCGGAGATTTCGGATTAAGTCGTATTATCAATTATGCAACTACACCACCAAGTCAATCTGTACAAAAACAGTCAACTGAATTTTTAGACTTATTATTAATCGAAAAGAAAAACCCAGATTTGACTAATACCGTAGGTACAGAAAGATATATGTCTCCTGAAATGAAAACTCTTGTACAGTATAATTATAAAACCGATATTTGGAGCTGTGGAATTATATCTTCTGAATTATTTGAAGAAGTACGGTACAATGAACATACTTTCAAATGGAGAAAAACTCCTATTCCAATTATATCCATTATTTCACAATGTATGTTGAGAGAAAAACCATCTGACCGATTCTCGGCCACTGAAATTATTTCTGAAATAGAGAAGATGCCTATAGATGAGTGCAATTGTATGTGTACGTGCATCAATTTATCATGGTTTTATGACACAGAAAATTGTATATAAACATATTCTTTGTCTCATTCTATAGTACACAATCCATCATGGAGCAGATTACACTGAAAAATAAACGCGTATATGAATTTTATAAGAACCATCCATCTATCTCATTTGAGACAATGAATATATTAGTGGTCGACCTATTAGAAAAACTAATGCAAAATAGTCAACCTACATTAGATCAAACATTAGCCAGTTCTATATTGGAAGAAATGACCAAAGTAAAACAACAATTAGCACAAACTGAGACACAATTGAATCAACAATTATTGTCCAAAATGGTTGAAATGAAGAAAGATTACATGAGTGATTTACATTTGGTCATAAATAATAATACTACAGACAAAATCGCACCTATTGTACAACAGTACAATGAATCTTTACAGGATAAAATTAAAATTCTTATACACGACTTGTTACCAAAAACACAAGAAGGTGTCTCAAAAGAAATAACAAGTTCCCTTAAAGAATTACACGTTAATATACAACGTGAGACATCTGGACTTGCAAAAGACACAATTACAAAGAAAACTCTAGAAGAATTCGTCTCGTCAATCGATAATAAATTCGCAAAGTCTCTTGTCAGTTCACAAACTTTCTTGAATACTATGATTACTTCTACAGAACAACGAATCACACAGAAAGTAGGCGAAGGACAACAAAAAGTAGACAATATGGAATCCGAAATGAAATTGTCTCAAGTACAGCAAAAAGTATTACAAAGTAATATCAATGATTTATTACGGAAATTCGAAAATTCATCTGCAAAAGGCAAGATTTCTGAAAACATTATGGAACACGTACTCCATAATTTATATCCAACCGCACAAGTCGATTTGGTCGGAACCACCAAAGAAACGGGTGATATTATGTTGTACAGAGATAGTAAACCTACTATTTTATTCGAAAACAAAAATTATGACAAAAATGTTGTACAGGAAGAAGTCAAAAAGTTTTTACGAGACATAGAAATGCAGAACTGTTGTGGAATTATGTGTGCACAACACTACGGAATCGCCAACAAAGAAAATTTCCATATTGATGTGCACAATGGCAATGTTTTACTGTACCTACACGCTGTAGAATATAACCCTGAAAAACTAAAAACAGCTGTCGAAATAATTGACCATTTCAAATCTACAATGGAAGATTTAGAATGTGGCGAAGATGTCATACAGTTTGAAAAAGAGACACTGGATACTATTAATAAAGAATACCAATTATTTATTAGTAATAAAACCAATCAAGTCAAAACTGTAAAAGAATATAGCAATAAGATGTTGTCTCAAATAGAGGAACAAAAACTTCCACATTTGGAACATTTATTATCAAAATATTTCGCTACTACCGCTTCTAAAGAAAATGTATGTGAGTACTGTAATTACTCAGCCAAAAATACACGCGCATTAATGGCACATCAAAGAGGTTGTATTGAAAAAAAGAAAATGAAGGTAGAAGTAAAACCCTTGAAGATTTATAATGGGACATTATAAATCATAGAGTGTCGGATTCCGAGTTTAATATAAAATGTCATTTGTTTTCAAAATCATATTTTTACAGTATATTGTAAGAAAATATGATTCGTCATTCACAAAGATAATTATAAAAATTATTCAGAGTCAGATTCAGGGGTATAGTCAGCTCAACCACCTTTTTGTTTTTTACCAAAAAATGGTTCTTCACCGCCTCATCCACCTCTCATCTTCTTTCCTTTTCCTTTTCCCTTTCCCTTTCCTTTTCCTTTTCCCTTAGAACCCTTCCTTTTCTGTGTTCCCTTAGAACCCTTCCTTTTCTGTGTTCCCTTTTTACTTACTTTGCTGCGTACTTTCTTTGAAAGACCAAGTGTGCGAAGTAGTTTACTAAACATATTTTACAGTATATACTGTACAAATATATTTATTCGATATTTGTCCCTTGCAAGTCGATATCAGACAAATTCAAATCTTTTATTTGTCTCGAATTCAGAGGAGATGGTACTTCTTTATATGGTGGTGGAAATGGGTAATAATCTATTTCATAATGTATTTCTAAATTTTTTATTTTTTTCCAATCATATTCTACATTCAAATCCAATAATTTAAGAGTATTAATCAGTTTACTAGTGAATAATTTTTGTTCTGTATTACGATATGTGTATTTATCAGAAAGCATACGGTCTTTTAAACGCCTTTGAATAATATTCTGCCATTCAAATTCTTTCCCTAAATAGTAATATCTATATACAGAACTAGACGCATTAGAAAAGTCTTCAATAGATACTGCATTTAATGGTTCCCCAAAAGTCATTTCATTCGTAATAGATATATGGTTTGACTGTAAATCATCTACTTCTATATCACCATGGATTCTATCTGAAAAAGAGGAACCACCAACACCTGCACCAATTCTAGTTGATTCTTCTGTACCATATATCTTTTTCACTTTTATCGATTTCGCTTGTAACGCAACAAATATATTTTTCAGTTCTTGTAATTTCGAGTCAATATAACGACTCGTAAAATTATCCGATGGGATGAACAATTTCTCTTTTGGCAACATTATGTACAGTTTACGCGGCAAAGGCGGCCCTTCTATATTGTAAGGTATTGTGTCTACTTCCGAAAAACGTTCAATAATTAATTGTCCAGGAAATTGGGATTTTCGGTAGCAAATCATGTCCTTACGACTCCAAATGCACTTCTTGTAATCCTCATCTCTTAGTAACAATAAAAACCGTAAACGACAATTATGTTTCGATGATAAACTAAGATTACGAAAAAAAGTTTCTATTACTTCATTCATATTATTATTATTATTATTAGTATTAGTATTATTAGTATTATTATTCCTTTGTGTTCTATGTGTTGGTGATCCTTTTGGTAATTGATTACCTGTGTCTGAGACACGCGCATACAAACAACTAAACATTATTATGTACAGTATTATTATCTGAACGGTTTATATATCTATACTGTAAAAATATGTGTGTGAATAAATTCGTTGCGTATTCTTTATCTTATATTGTAAACATTACTTTATTGGTTTACATTCTAGATGTACCATTACTAATCTCTGGCAATGAACGTTTAGTGAGAGAGTATTATGAAGTTAATTTTTTACAGTCTTTCATTATGGATTACTTTTTAATCGCAATTTATTTGTTCGCGGCTGAGTTTATCATTCAACTGTACAATATAAACCAGTTAATATGGGAATTACTAACAGTTTTACTAGTCACTATTGCCATTTCTGGAGGATTTTATTTGTACTTTATTAATCGCCCTATGACTTCTCTCTTTTTCAGTCGCTGGTTTCATAAAGTAAAATGGAGAGCAGTCGCATATGATTGTGTACTCTTATGTTGTAACTATATACTGTACACAACATTGTTACGAGGTAAGAGAATGACTATATATAATTGAACCAATACCAGAAAAGATTAATAGACTTCCTAATAGCTGTGTCCAATGCAGTTTATCTTTGAAAATAAGAATACCTACCAATAATAGCAATAACATTTCCCAGCCCGCCATTAAAATTCGAATCATTCCCAATGGATTTTGAGACGAGATGGAGTATATCCAGAACCCGAAACCAATAAAGAATAAGGCACCTGCTAAGAAAGGTAAACCACTTCGAACACTATTACTGAAAAACTGTTTCGTTGATATTGGGTCATGTATCGATAATGACATCAATAAAATAGCACCCAAAATACCTATTATAATACTAAAACAAGCAGTTGTATAAAGACTTGGTAAATGATTCATTACAGTACGTGTCTCAAACGATTTTCTTAAACATACTTGACCACCTACAAAAAATACTGTACCAATAAATACTGACAATATCCATAAATTTTCCATTTGTTTTACTGTATATAATATTGACTTATTTATTCATTGGTGTCATCCAGCTAATCTAATTTGAAGTTTTATTTGGATTCGTTCTTTGAACTGGTTCTCTAGAATATCTTCTAGGTTTGGGAGGGTCACGTGGTGTATCCTGTCTAGATGTATCACTAGTACCACTATTCCCACTATATACTTTTTCTTTTCTAAACAAGGAGATACAACAACAACATAGACTTTTATTCATCATTCGTTGAAAGAAATTTTGTGTACTGTATTCACGTGTTAATGTAGGGCTTCTACGTCGTCTCGAACTCATATACCACAGATACTTTATAAATATATACTAATTTCTTTGTTATTTTTTTTTATACTTTTTCAATTGATTCGGTCCAATATGTGGATATGACATTTTTTGTGCTTGAGGAGTTACTGTTTTTTTACTTTTATTTTTGTCTCGTTTTTGTAAAAAGGGGAATAGGCAGTTTTTTGATGTACTTGATGTACAAGAACATAGATTTATATTCACATTTTGTTCAATTACCGTACCAGCATCATTCTTTTTACAGAATAACATTGATAATATTTTAGAAGGTGTAGACATTTCTGATGATGTATTTGATTGTTTGCTACTACTTCCAGGAGGCGTGTCAACTGATTCGTTCTCAACGATTGTCTCAGGAATGGTCAAACGGCTTTCAGGAACTAATGTCATTAATACCAAGATAATAATATTAAAGAAATTTTTATCATATTATTATATATACTGTAAACATAAAATGCAGATATTGAAACCACTTTTCGCACTCGCACAAATGATTGGATTAGTCCAATCTTATAATTATACTTACGTTCCTGAAGTAGATTTGTCTCAATATGATGGACTATGGTATCAAGTATATGGTGACCTAATTGATGAGACATTTGAAGGTGTCGATTGTAAATGTGTTACTGCAATGTACGAACAATTAGATGGAGGTAATATTTCTGTCATGAATCGAGAAATTTTCCGTGATGGTACTGTACAAGAAATTTATGGAACTGCGTTTTATTTGGATGAGAATACTGGTGGTGAATTATCAGTAGTATTTGATGACGTACCATCTGTACCTGTCGGTTCCTACTGGATTATCGAATTAGGTCCAGTTGTTGATGACCAATATGATTACGCTATTGTCTCAGATAATAAACAAGCTGGATTATTCGTACTTACGAGAGATGTCGAGACATTCTTCGAAGAATATGATGATGATGTACAGGATACATTAGAACTTATGGGATTCACAAAACTGTACAATAAACCGATTTTGACGAATCAAGATGAATGTTTTTAGATACTATGTTGATTTGTTTTTTTTGTTTTTGTTCTAATTTTTGAGTTTGAAGTACTTCTAATTTTTGAGCTTGAATTACTTCTAATTTTTGAGTTTGAATTACTTCTTGTTTGTAATTTCCCCTTTCGTAATTTTGGTATTTTGTGTGACTGTTTTTTGTGTTTTTTTTTTGCTTTAATGTAAGAATAAAACGTCAGTTTTTTCATTAAATCACGATATTCGGTTTCTCCAAAATCTATAATAACGATTTTTTTGTCTTTTATTGAGTAGCGAACGTTTGCACTGTTTAAATCATTATGATATATTTTATTATTTATCACATTTTCATTAACCAGTTCAAATAATGCTGTATTTTTTTCCGAAAGTTCCCTATTTTTATTTTTTTCCGTAGGTTCCATATTTTTATTTATCATGTTATTAAGAGCATCTATTTGTTCTTGCGTTTCAAGTTCCGTTATAGGTATACTGTCTACAAATTCCATTTTTATGTAAAAACATCTAACATTAACTTGAGTACTAACTTCATTATTACTTCTTTTCTTAGTTGATAGAAATATGTCTCGACTAAAATTAGCATTCAAATTTTTTATGGGTATGTTTATTTTTTCTTTTTCCTCATTAGGTTCATACGAAAAGTCAAAGTAACCGTAGTCATATAGTTCTGGTATTTTAAAACTATTATTTTTATCGGTTTCCATTATTTCTTTATAGTAAATTTTATGGAAATATACCTCTTTAAAAAATTTCAGTGTTTTTAATTCTACATTTTTATCTTGCTTATAAATGTACAGTTTTAAAAATGTATTGCCTTTCACACCATCGAATCTAAAAGCTTTTT